GTCTTTATCCTCTTTGTTGATGAGCTGCAGCATGCGCATTTCAAGCGCAGAGTCCACCCTGTCGATAGGTTTTGCATCTTCCCAGGCGTCGCGTTTCTTCCAACTCGACACCGTACTTTCAGGCAGCTGCAAGTGCTGGCTTATCTCGCGGACATGCCAGCCTTGCCAAAAAAGGTTTTTGGCATATTGGCGTTGGTTACTTTCAGGATTCATTTTCATGGCGCCAGTGTAAATAGGCCAATAACTAAAACCCTGCTGTTTAAGCGGTATCGGTTTCCTTATACCGCCCGAAGCCCTTGCCCATAAGGCGCTTGCTCTTGACCATACAGGCAGCAGTTAACAGACCTCATTCAACCCCAAAGGGCGACAAAATGGCTAAAAAATCAAAATTTTTCCGTGTATTTACTGAAGGACATACTACCGATGGCCGTATCGTTGAGCGTCAGTGGATCACCGATATTGTAGAAACCTACAATTCTGCAAAATATGGCGCACGTATTTGGATGGAACATATTCGTGGCATGACACCTGACAGCCCATTCAAAGCCTATGGCGATGTATCAGCAGTAAAAGCTGAAGAAGTTGATGGTAAATTAACCCTGTTTGCGCAAATTTTGCCAACGGATGAACTGATTGCCATGAATCAGAAAAAACAAAAAATCTATACCAGTGTCGAAATTGATCCTGACTTTGCCAAAACGGGCAAATGCTATCTCACTGGGCTCGCCGTCACAGACTCCCCAGCATCATTGGGTACCGAAATGCTGGCATTCTCAGCAACCTGCAAAGACAACCCGCTTAATTCACGAAAACAACGTCCAGAAAATCTATTTACATCTGCGATTGAAGTTGACCTCGAGTTTGAAGAGGTAAGCGACGAGCCTGGGCTGTTTGCCAAGGTTAAAGCATTGTTAGGCAAAAATAAGGCAGAAGCTAAAACCGACTTTGCCGACGTGCATCAAGCCGTTGAAGAAATCGCCCAAGCCGTTGTAGATGCCCAATTGCAATTTGGTACTGAATTTGGCGACAAGGCCAAAAAAGCGATTGATGACTTATCAACGCTGCAAACCAACTTTAACGTGTTAAGCGCGGAGTTTAACGCACTCAAAACCCAGCTTGAAAAAGAAGAGCCAACAGGCCAACGACGCACACCCGCAACCGGTGGCGACAACAACATTAAAACCGATTGCTAAGGAGCAAACATGCGCAATACCACCCGTACACTTTTCAATAATTACTTAGGCCAAGTGGCTACGCTCAATGGCGTAGAAACAGCGACAGCAAAATTTACTGTCGAGCCTAGCGTCCAGCAAACGCTAGAAACACGAATGCAAGAAAGCTCGCAGTTCTTGGGTCAAATCAACATAGTGCCTGTCACCGAAAAGTCAGGTGAAAAGCTAGGCCTGGGCGTAAGCGGTACCATTGCCGGCACCACTGACACAACTCAAGGTGACCGCCAAGCCATTGACCCAACAGATTTAGATAAGCTGGGATATGACTGCACTCAAACCAACTTCGATACAGCACTGCGTTATGCCAAAATCGATATGTGGGCTAAATTCCCTGATTTTCAGGCAAGAGTTCGCGATGCGATTTTGAAGCAGCAAGCACTAGACCGAATCATGATTGGCTTTAACGGTAAAACCCGCGCTGCAACATCAAACCGAGCAAACAACCCTTTGTTGCAAGACGTTAACATCGGCTGGCTTGAAAAAATCCGTTTACATGCACCGCAGCGTCATATGGATGAAGTGGTCGATGCATCAGGCAAGATTGTCATCGGCACCGATTACGCCAACCTCGATGCGTTGGTATACGACATGGTTAACAACATGATTGACCCTTGGCACCAAGATGACACCGAGCTGGTTGTGATTTGTGGCCGTAAACTGTTAGCTGACAAATACTTCCCCATTATCAACAAAGACAACGCCCCAACTGAAGCCATGGCGGCGGACATGATCATCAGCCAAAAACGCATTGGTGGTTTAGGCGCAGTCCGTGTACCTCACTTCCCAGCCAACGCTTTACTTATCACGCGTATGGATAATTTAAGCTTGTATTGGCAAGAAGGCGCACGCCGCCGCAGTGTGATAGACAATCCTAAACGTGATCAAATTGAAAACTACGAATCATCTAACGATTCATACGTAGTTGAAGATTTCGGTTGTACAGCCTTTGCTGAAAACATTGAGTTCGGAGCATAACGATGACCTCACCAGCCCATAAGCGCTTTCACGGCGTCTTGGCGGCAGCGCGGGGAACGGATTCCCCTTTAAGCGCTCGCTCAGAAAACACCTATGAGCTTATGCTCATGCAGCTAACTGAGCACCGCCGCATCTTAAAAACAGTGCAAGCCCTGGCACGTAAGTTACAGGCTAAATCTCAATTTTTACCTGAATACGATGCCTATATCGACGGCACAATTAAAGGTAACAGCGGCGTGCAAGATGAAGTGTTCGTCACTGTGCTTTTGTGGCATATCGACGTTGGCAATATTGACCGCGCAATTGAATTGGCTGCATACGCCATTAAGCATGATCTCGTCATGCCTGACCGTTTTGAACGCAACCTCGCTTGTACCATAGCGGAAGAAATTGCCGAAACAGCAGCAAGGCTCATTGAAACTGAAACACCGGTACCAAGTCAGCAGTTACAAAAAGTCATTGAGCTCACTGCAGAATGTGACATGTACGACGAAGCGCGCGCTAAGCTTTTGCGTCAACTGGGGCAAGCCTTTGAGGTAGAGGGCGAGCTTGAAAAGGCGCTTGATGCTTATCAACAAGCACTTGCTCTAAACGATAAAGTCGGCGTTAAAAAGTTCATCGAGAAAGTCACTCGAGACCTTAAAAATGCAGATAAACATACAACCTAGAGCACTGAGTTTGTAAATATTCAAGACAGTGTTGGTTAACCGAGCGACCCTCGCAACCCGTGCGGCGCTGGCAAAGTAGCGTTATCCAATTTCACTACTTAAGCCAGCCCACCGCACAACCTGAACACAGCAAACAGCAGGTAACTCATGAGTTTTATCGCTCCAGCAATAAGCAATACACCTCAAACCATCACTAATAGTGAGTTTTGGCCTGATATTGATTTAGCCAAATTACGAGATGCTATGCGCCTTGATGGCACTGCGACAAATGAGCGACTTGAGCATAATGCTATTAATGCCGTGCTACAGGTCAACATTGACCTAAAAATATGGCGCATTAAACAACAAAGCTTAGGCTATGCCAATTTAGAACAGGTTCCTGCAGAACAACTCAATAATCAAAGCATTCATTTACAACTGTATTTGAGAGCAATTTACTGTTTAACCAAAGCCAATATTATTGAGCGTTATAGCGATTTTGACAGCACAGGGAAAGGGCTAAAAGCCGCTGAAGAGTTAACAGATAGCGTAAATGATCTTCGCCGTGATGCGCGCTTTGCCATCAGGGATATTCTAGGCGAAAGCCACGTCACAGTTGACTTAATTTGATGAACAACATGCAGGCAATACGCAGCATTGAAGGTGACACCGTTGACTTAATCTGTTGGCGTTATTACCACCACACCATCGACGTCACTGAACAAGTACTCACAGCCAATCCTCATTTATCGGTACTTGGCCCAATATTACCAAACGGCACCATTGTGTGGTTGCCAGAGCAGCCCTCACCACAACCGCTGCCACTAATACAATTATGGGATTAACAATGAGCGAACCTATATCAGCCACTTCTGCTACATCAGCTGTTGCCACCGCGAGCATTCTTACACTGGTACCAGGGGCAGAACCGGCGGTAATGATTGGCGCGTTCACCGGCGCAGTGCTATTCATTCTGTCTAATGAAGCCGCTGGAAACTACCAGCGGATAGGACTTTTTATTGTGTCATTTTTAGGTGGCTTGTTATGCGCAAATTGGGTAGCAAATGCCTTAAGCGCTCTGCTTCCTGATGCCTTACAAGTCAATTTAGGTATGGCGGCATTAATCTCATCAGCCTGTGTAGTGCGGATGCTGCAGTATTTTATGAAGTTAACTAACAATCCAGAAAGTTGGCTCAATGCCCTACGTGGGCTGAAGGGGAAATAATGCTAACCATCAACGCCATTATTTGCAGCTTAATCGTAATACGTCTCGCGCTGTTCGTACGAACAGGGCAGCACCGTATTTGCATGAGTATATGCGCCTACCTAATCACTGTCGCTGCAGGCGCTGAGGTCATACTTACCTTATACGGTGCCGCAAGCACTCCAAATTATGCCGAGGTATTTTTAAAAGCCATTCTTTGTATCGCCATTTTCCAAGCCAGGGGCAATGTTGCGCATCTTCTGCAACCTAATTCAAGACTAGATACCTCCATAAAAGAGCAAAGCGGGAAATTTGGACAATCAATTCCGGATAGACCCAAATATTTTGGCCCAAAACCATCCGAATTAAAACCCAAGCAGAGGTAACCTATATGAAACTCAAAAAAGGCAGTAATGGCTATCAGGTACGCGATTTACAACAACGACTCAATGCAGCAGGTGCATCAATAACCGTTGATGGCTGGTTTGGTGACGCGACACAACAGGCCATCGAACAGTACCAGGATAAACACGACTTGCCCAAAACAGGTTATGCCGGAGTCAGAACCTTGGCATTACTCGCCGGCGAAAGCCGCAGCAAGTTTATTATGAACTCACAATTAGCTAACGCGGCAATGGTGCTGGGCGCATCGTTTGCCGCTATGGCCAGTGTGGCCGAAGTAGAATCAAACGGCTTTGGTTTTTTTACCTGCGGCAGACCCGCCATTTTATTTGAGCGACATGTTTTTTATCGCCAGTTAAAAGAGCAGAACCCTACTGTGGCGGCAGAAATAAGTGCAAAACACCCTAATATTTGTAACCCTGCCCGTGGTGGCTACACCGGCGGCAGCGGTGAATATCAGCGCTTCGCTATTGCTTACCTGCTCAATCCTGATGCCGCTATTTGCGCCTGTAGTTGGGGTATGTTCCAAATAATGGGTTTCCATTGGCATCATTTGGGGTATGACTCTCCCCAGGCATTTAAACAAGCAATGGAGGTGTCTGAAGGTGAACAACTCAACGCATTAGTGCAATTTATTAAAGCAGACTCCGTGTTACATAAAGCCTTAAATGCTCGTAAGTGGGCTGAATTTGCCAAGCGCTACAATGGTCCTGCCTATAAAGAAAACGACTATGACATCAAGCTAGCCCGAGCTTATCAGCAGTTCAATGTAAAAAAACAACCTCAAGGTGCTGATGATGCTGTCGCTGCTTAGTCGATTAGTACAGCCCTTTGCCGGTTATTTAATGATTGCCGCTATAGGTGTAGGTATCACTATGGCGGGGCTCATCCACTTTCAGAATACCAAAATAGACAAATTACAATTGCATCAGGGGGCTTTGGTGCAGTCATTAACCCAAACATCCCAGTCCTACTTCAATTTAAAACAAACAGCAGATGAAAATCAGCAGGCGCAAGCACTCTTGCGTCAACAACTCGCCAGCGTGAGTAACATAAGTCGATCTCGGCACCATAAAATAGAGGAGCTAAAAAGTGAACTTAGTGATGTTAAAGCATGGGCTGATACTCTGCTGCCTAGCGCTATTAACCGGTTGCACCAGCGCCCCGCCATTAGTGGCAGTGCAGAGTACCGTCGCTGGTTGTCCACTCGTGATCCATTGCCTGTTACCAGCAAGCAATCCAATCAACAACCAAGGGATTAGCAGTGAACTCGACACCTGTGAAACCGCATGGCACGACTGCGCTGCACAAATCGATATGATTATTGACTGCCAAAATAAGCAACAAGCCAGGGCGGCAAGTCAAAAAAAAGGGGCTAGCAATGAATAAGCCAGCACAACTGCGCGAACTACTCTCTCGCCATGTTCCTCACTTGCAGCGCAATCCAGATTGCCTGCACGTCTTCATCGAGAACGGCAATATCGTTGCCACCGGTGCAGGGCAAAACCTCAGCTTTGAGTACCAATTTAACTGTGTATTAATAGTGACTGACTATGCAGCCCATGCTGATACGCTCATTGTGCCGATACTCGGCTGGCTGGCCACACAGCAACCAGAACTGCTATTTAATCCTGACAAACGTGAAACAGGCTTTAAATTCAAAGCAGAAATTATTAATCACACTACATCAGACATTGAAATTGTATTGGCATTGACTGAGCGAGTTAAAGTGGTTGCCGGCGACGACATGCAATTGGAAGTGACCCACTTACCAGAACCAATTTTTAACGACGAAGCTATCGATTGGACGTTATACACCAACGGGGTTGAAGTGCCATGGCCACCGACGACTTAAGCGAATTAAATGAACTTTTTGATGGGTTAATACAGCAATTATCACCCGCTGCGCGTAAACGGTTGAGCCGTGATATATCAAGACGATTACGAACAAGCCAGGCGCAGCGGATTAAACAAAACAAAGCTCCAGACGGCAGCGAGTTTGAGGCTCGAAAACCTCAGCCTGTGTGGGCGAAAAAACTTGGTTCTATCAAAAAGAAACTGATGTTTCAAAAGATTATCAGGCAAAAATACCTAAAAGCTCAGCATTCATCATCAGCAGCCACAGTCGGCTTTACGGGATTTATTTCTCGGGTGGCAAGTGAGCATCAATACGGGCTCAGAGGGCGAATAAACGAGCGAATATCTACTCAATATCCGCAGCGTGAATTGTTGGGGTTTACGGTTTATGAACAGGACATGATAGAAGATACAATCGTTAGGCATTTAGCGTTTACCCAGTTTTAAATACCTATATAGCCAACGTCTGAAATACAAAATAAACTCATGAAAAATGCTATTCATCAATAGTTCATTTGGAGCCGTTTGTAAGTCTCTAGCTAAACCATGCACGAATATCTTTAACCTCACTCCGTGCAGCAATGGCATAAAAGGCATTAGATAATTCAGAAAACTCGACCATTGGAACTTTGACATCAAGGCTAATGCTAGGGTGACACCAATACTCTGACGGCATTATGGAAACTTGTCTTCGGCATACAAATGGACGTACCGAATAGATAGAGCATTTATCATCGATTAAGAACGTGCAAGGAGAACCATGAAAATCAGGCTTAGAGGTTAAAAACAAATTCTTTGTTATTACTTTACCCGTATGAATGGAAATGATCTGGGCTTCGTGCTCAGTGACTGACACATTAATTTTACAGCAGCTTCCACAACCGGCTTTGCATAATGTGATTGGCGCTAATTTAGAGGTTAGCTCATCTGCCAATTTAAATAACTGGTGTAATTTATTAATGTCGCTATCTGAACTTTTTGCTTGCTTCTTTGCTATCTTATTTTCTTTTACTGACAGTTTCCTTGAAATCAAGGTCTGCAGCTTAGCAACATTCTTTTGTGCTGCTTTCTCATCTTCCGTCAAATTTCTCATTTTTCCTCCGTGAAGTATAGTGACTAGCCTTGCTGCAGATTTAGAGTTGCTCAACAGCACAAAGGGAGCCAATACCCCTTGTTAATTATTAGTACGCTTAAGCCCATATTGAGCAAACACATCATCTGCTCCCCAAAACTTTGTTTTGTCAGTCCAATAATATGAAACTTGGACTTGAATGTTATTTTCCGAGATAATTTCAGGATCACTAACACCGTCTATCGACGATAAAGCGTTTAGTGCATCGGTTCCTAGTGTTTGTTGAGATAAAAAACCCATTATTTCGTCACGCTCTAATGTAATGTTATGTTTTGACATACGGCACCTATCTATTTAACGTCAGCTTATAATACTGACATATATACAATTAAACTCAAATACAGCGCCTATTATTAATATGGTTAAAAGGTACTGAAATTCCATTTTTAGACAGTCAATTTTGAAGCGTTTACATGCCATTATTAACTAATAATACCAAGCTCTTTTTCTATCAGCATTTTCAGTTTCGTTGCGAGTTTTTTAGGTGGTATTTTACAAAGCTCATTTCTCGTGGTTTGAGCATATTGATGAATTGCCCATATAACATATTGTTTTTTATAACAGCCATGTTTGTTACGGGTATAAGCTGTAGCGACTTTCCAAAGTTCCTCATATGTCAGACCATCTTGACGAGAGTTGGGTTCATGCCAATGATACCTAGCGCGGTAATTATCAAAAAAACTCAGAAACTGGTTTTCCAAGTTGGCATCATTGTAAGCGAGAAGCAAACTAAACTGATTCTCTTTGGATCTTGTTAAGTTAGCTGCTTCAATCCTTTTTGCTAGTTCTGTGTTTGTTCTACCGATTTTCATATAGCGTTTATCTTTGCTTACGAGAAAATAAACCCAACCATTACGCGCTCTATAGAAGTCAGCCAAACCATAGATAACTTTTGGTTTCATTGAATCACCATTACCAACTACATTTTCTATCGGAATGAAATTTAATTATTATTTTTATATTGTTAACAATATAGATGAAAAAATCTACATGCCTTAGTTTGCCGCAACGTAAACAGTTCTCTTAGTTTTGATGTAACAATGAACTGGGTAAACATTAGTTTTAAAATATCTTATTCTTTGCCTCTTGCGCTATAACTTCCCACATACCACTCAAAGCCTTTGCGGCTAGCCATACAACTGGCAACCATAGCCGCATGAACACTGCCGCAGCCATAGCTGAACTAACTCGTCGCATCGATAACCTATTACGTATTGGCACCATTGCTGAGGTAAAGGGCGATTTGTGCCGAGTAAAAACAGGGGAATTACTCACGCAGTTTCGCCCCTTTTTTACCCGTCGAGCAGGCTCTGCCAAAACCAGTTGGCGCCCAACCGTGGGCGAGCAAGTCATGCTGCTATCGCTTAGCGGTGATCTAAACAATGCTTATATCTTGCCTGCACTTTACAGCGATGAAAATCCTGAGCCAGATGATAACAACCAACGCGACCGAACCACATATCCCGATGGTGCTGTCATTGAGTATGACCCAGAATCCAGCACACTTAATGTTAATGGGATTAAAACGGCAACAGTACAAGCAAGTGAGCTTGTCACAATTGACTGCCCCAGTGCAGTCTTTACCGGAAATCTGCAAGTGCAGAAAAAGCTGACCGTTGATGCGGGGGTACAAATAACAGGGGCTATTTCACATAATGGCCAAATGACTAATAACGGCGGTATCACTATCGACAGCATTAGCTTTGGAACCCATAAACATGGCGGCGTTGATACGGGTTCAGGTACATCAGGGGGGCCGCAATAATGTCACAAAGCATAAGCTCACAATTAGTGAATGAGAATAAAACCAACTGGCAGGGAATGAACCGTTTTACAGGCCAAAGCATCGACGAGTCGCAGCACATTAGCCAAAGTATCCAGGACATTTTAACCACACCTATTGGCTCACGCGTGATGCGACGTGAATATGGTAGCGCCATTTTTGAATTAATTGACCAGCCCCAAAACGCTGCCGTAAAACTGCAGATAATGGCTGCTGCTGTCATCGCTCTTACCCGCTGGGAGCCACGAATTAGAATTACAGAAATCAATGTTATGAACAGCAATTTGGATGGAAAAATGCAGTTCACCCTAATTACTGACCGTATCGATACAAATAGAATGCAATCATTTGAGGCGGTATATGGCTGAGTTAATTGACCTTTCAAAAGTGCCTGTTCCTGACATTATCCAACCACTCAGTTTTGAGTTACGGTTTGCGGCGCTTAAACAAATCCTGATCAATATTGATGCGAGCTATCAAGATGTTCTAGCCTTAGAGTCAGACCCATTAACTAAAATGCTGCAGACATTTGCGTATCGTGAAATGCATTTAGTGGCTCAAATAAACAATGCGACTCGCGGTAATATTTTGGCCTCATCTACAGGTAATGATCTTATTGCCCTTGGTTCACGCTATAACCTAGCACCTTTGGTTATTCAGGCTGCTGACGATAATGCTGTACCTCCTATCCCCGCAATTATTGAAGATGAGAAATCCTTTAAACGCCGTGTGCAAATGGCATTCGACGGTTTAAATACCGCTGGCAGTATTGATGGTTATGTATTCTTTGCATTAGGCGCAGATGGCCGAGTTGCCGATGCCAAAGCCGTAAGCCCACAACCCTGTGACATGGTACTTACAGTGCTATCAATTGAAGGTGATGGAACCGCAAGCGAGCAATTGCTCGTAAAAGTGCGCGCATCATTTGGTTTATCTGCAGATGGACTGTCGCAATCTAGCACACCATCAAAAGTCAGACCGCAGGGTGATAGAGTCACGGTTCAATCTGCAGAGATCATCGGCTATAGCGTCGAGGCTCAGTTGCAAGTGTTACCAGGGCCAGATGCACAGGTCGTCTTAGCCGCTGCAAATCAAGCATTGGTTATATATCAAAATGAGCAGCGTCGTTTGGGCGCAGCGCATAGCCGTTCGGGGATATACCGCGCCTTACATCAACCAGGTGTCAGTAACGTTAATCTCATCAGTCCATTAGCCGATATTGCCGTGCTGAGTCATCAAGCAGCATTTTGTACCGGTAACAATGTTTCAATCGGGAATATCAATGAATAAGTCATTGTTACCCCCAAATGCCTCAACACTTGAACGTGACATTGAGCAAGTCATTACGCACTCGCTCAATTTGCCGTTGAGTATTGAACATTTATGGAATCCTTATCTTTGCCCAACACCTTTACTGCCATGGTTGGCATGGGCTTATTCGGTTGATCATTGGTCAGATAACTGGTCTGAAGATATCAAACGACAAGTCGTCAATGATGCATTTGAAATTCATCGCTACAAAGCCACGCCTTATGCAGTAACGCGAGCACTGAATAGTCTTGGAATTGAAACCAGCATTATAGAGTGGTGGGAGCCTAATGGCAGCCAAGTGCCAGGAACCATGCAAGTTAACGCACTCGTTAAAGATAAAGGCATTGAGCTTGATGATTTAATTCAAATATCA